AATGTGGACATCTTCTCAAACGGTGATGAATCTTACCGATAGAATATTACAGATAAATTACTTTGAAAGCAAAGTAGAATCATTTGAAGGAGTTAAAGTTAACCTACCAGACGGTTATACTCCTAAGATTAAGATTGAGGTTGTAAAATTACCTTAATCTTATTTTCCATAATATATATAGATATACAAAATAGGTTATATGGCTAAAGAATTTAAGAAGAATTTAATGCATAAAACCCGCCGAGAATTGGTGGATTTTGTGTTTAGAGGGGAAGACCCAAACAGAGCATTTGGATATGAGAAATCTAATCCTAATATTAAAAGAGAAGTTGGTGAAGTATGGGAAGATGATACATACCGATACGAACAGAAAGAGGGGTTTGTTTTAAAAACAGGAAAGAACCACGAAGCATTTCAATCAGCTAGAGAATTTTTAAGGGAAAAGGATAATTGTAAAAATCCAACTTGCTCTAAACAAAAGTATGGAGCAAATGATAAAATATTAATCAAAGAATCTGGATTTTGTATAGATTGTAATGTGGAAATGGATGCCGAAGCGACTAAGCTAGGAATATTTGAAGATTATAAGAACTTTAGATTATTTGGAAGAGCGATTGATATGGCTAAAGAAGCAAAGGCTCAAATTGAGGATGGTATCAAAGAATTGAAACCACATTATGAGCAGGTTTTAGAGGATGGAAGAATTGAGATATGGCATTTACCAAAATCAATGGATGAAATGAAAGCGGAAATGGAGGAAGAAATTGCTAATATCGAAAAAGGATTATCAGAATTAGAGGAGGATATAGTTATATACGAGGGAAAAGTGAGAGGGGTAGATAATCCGATACTAAATAGATTATTTTAATGCAAGATAAACAATTATCTTTAAAGGATGTAATACGACAAGAGTATGTTAAATGTGCGGCAGACCCCGTATATTTCATGCGCAAGTATTGTAAGATTCAACATCCTACAAAAGGTAAGTTAAGATTTGAGTTGTTTCCATATCAGGAAAAAACTTTATTACAATTTAAAGACCATAGATACAACTTAGTTCTTAAATCCCGTCAAACGGGTATCTCCACACTAACCGCTGGTTATTCTTTGTGGAAGATGATATTCAATCAAGATTATAACGTACTTGTTATTGCGATTAAACAGGAGGTTGCTAAGAACTTAGTAACAAAGGTAAGGGTTATGTACGATAACTTACCGAGTTGGTTAAAGGTAGCAACACAAGAAGATAACAAACTCTCATTACGATTAGTAAATGGTTCGCAAGTAAAGGCTATTCCATCCTCACCTGATGCAGGTCGTTCGGAAGCCTTATCCCTATTGGTTGTCGATGAAGCGGCATTCGTTCCGGATATTAATGAGATTTGGGCATCAGCAACTCCGGCCCTATCAACGGGTGGTAGTTGTATAGCACTTTCTACACCGAATGGTGTGGGTAATTGGTTTCATAAACAATGGGTAGGTTCAGAGGAAGGAACGAATGAGTTCAACCCAATCTATCTACATTGGACATTGCATCCTGAGAGAGACCAAAAATGGAGAGATGAACAAACAAAAGTATTGGGAGCGAAGTTGGCAGCACAAGAGTGTGATTGTGACTTTATATCTTCTGGTGATACGGTAATATCTCCTGAAATCTTAATGTGGTATAAGGAAACATTTGTTAAAGACCCGGTTGAAAAAGGTGGATGGGATGGAAATTATTGGAAATGGGATTATCCTGATTATAACAAATCATATATGGTAGTAGCCGACGTTGCCAGAGGTGATGCATCGGATTACTCAGCTTTCCACGTTATGGATGTGGTTAACAATGTACAGGTTGCGGAATAGAGAGTTAAGATAGAAACAAAAGAATTTGGTAACTTCTTAGTTTCTGTAGCAACGGATTATAACAATGCGTTATTAGTAATTGAGAACGCAAATATTGGATGGGCAGCGCTACAACAAGTAATAGATAGGGGGTATAATAATGTGTATTATCAAACATCAGATTACAAATATATTGATGTAGAAAAACAATACACCAATAAATTAGGAGCAGAAGAGAGAAGACAGGTAGCAGGATTCACAACATCAGCTAAAACTCGTCCTCTTATGATATCTAAATTGGATGAATACTTCAGAGAGAAATCAGTAATAATACAATCGGTTAGAACAATAGATGAGTTATTTACCTTTATATGGTTCACAAACAGAGCGGAAGCTATGAGGGGGTATAATGATGACTTAACAATGTGTTTGGCAATTGGGTTATGGGTGAGGGATACCGCGTTACGTTTAAGACAAGAAAGAATGGATTTAGTTAAACAAGGATTGAACTCTTTTTCATCAACTGCAGTGGATGCTGGAGTATATAATCATCAAAGTTTCCAAAGAAATCCATATGAAATGGATTTAGGTATGGAAAAAGAAGATGTAAGGTGGTTATTTTAATATTTATATTAAGTTTACCTATATAATAGTGTTTTTAGAGTAATTTTATTATATATATGTATATATAGTATAGTTTTAAGGATTATAGAAAATAAATAAAAAAATGGCAGAACAAAACAATTCTTTTTTTGATAGATTACGAAAGGTATTTTCTACCGGAGTAGTTGTTAAAAAAGAAGGTAATAAGACTAGGGTCGTAGATACTGAAAACAGTCAGCAAGTAACAAACCTTAAATCTTTAAAAGATAGATTTTATAGATTACAAACTGGGTACACTCAAGATGTATATCAGACACAATTATCATATCAAGTAATTCGTAGAGAGTTATTTTTAGATTATGATGCAATGGATAATGACCCAATACTATCATCAGCATTGGATATCTATGCGGATGAATCTACTACAAAAAATGAATATGGGGATGTTCTTACTATAAAAACAGAAAACCAACAAGTTAAAGAAGTATTAGAGAATTTATTCTATGATACTATGAACATAGAGTTTAATCTATGGCCGTGGGTTAGAAACCTATGTAAATATGGTGATTGTTTTATTACATTAGAGATTGCGGAAGGAGAAGGTGTTATAAACGTACACCCTCAATCAGTTTACTATGTAACTAGAACTGAAGGTTTAAATGACCCTCAAAGAATTAATAGAAAGCAACAAGGTATCAAATTCACCGTTGACCCAGATAAGTTTGGTAAGCATGAATATGATAACTTTGAAATGGCTCACTTCCGTTTGTATTCAGATACAAACTACTTACCTTATGGTAAATCAATGTTGGAGAATGCAAGAAGATTGTGGAAACAAATTACATTGATGGAAGATGCGATGATGATACATCGTATTATGAGAGCACCTGAAAAAAGAATATTCAAAATTGATATAGGTAACATTCCTCCTCAAGAGGTTGATAACTATATGCAGAAGATTATCAATAAGATTAAGAAAACTCCTTTTCAAGACCAAAAGACTGGAGATTACAATCTTAAGTATAATATGATGAACATCACAGAGGATTTCTTTATGCCTGTTAGAGGCGGTGACAGTGGAACTCAGATTGATACATTAGGTGGATTACAATATACAGCTATAGAAGATATTGATTACTTAAAAGCTAACCTATTTGCGGCACTTAAAGTTCCACAGGCTTTCTTAGGATACGAAGAGGATATCAATGGTAAAGCTACATTAGCAGCGGAAGATATTCGTTTTGCTAGAACTATTGAGAGAATCCAAAGAGTAGTGGTATCTGAATTAACACAGATAGCTATTGCACATTTAATTGCACAAGGAGTTGAGGGTATGGATGCGGTTGATTTCAAATTGGAATTAACTAACCCATCTACAATCTATGAGCAAGAGAAAATAAATCTATGGGCTGAGAAAGTTAGATTGGCAACTGATATGAAAGCATTAAAGTTGTTATCTAATGATTGGATTTATCAAAACATATTTAAACTTTCTACTGAAGAAATAGATGAAGAAAGAACAAATGTAGTTTATGATACATTCGATTTAAACCGATTAAATAAGATTGAACAAGAAGGAGTAGACCCATACGAAGAAGAACCTCAACAACCAGGTGGAGAACAACCAGCAGAAGGTGAGCAACCGGCTGAAGGAGAACAACCTGAAACGGGTATGATGGCTGAACCTTCTGATGAACAACCTACACAGGAAGCAGCTGATGCTAGTGCTGAGAATGGTGAATTAGGTGGTAGACCTCAAATGACAGGT